GTTGACATTATTGATACTAGAAGGGGTGGAAAAGGCTTCTAAATAGGAGTATGACAGACGTTATTATCTCCAAAAAGAACGAGCTCGACATCATCCTGGAATGCGAGCAGCACATATTATACGAACTACAAGAAGCATTTTCGTTTGACGTAGAGGGAGCATCATTCTCCCCTGCATATAGAAAGAAATACTGGGACGGTAAGATCAGATTGCTCAGTATTAATTCACAGACCATGCCTGCTGGTCTTACCTATCAGCTGTGTCAGTGGCTAGAGAGACACGGCTACACATACGACTTCAATAACAACCCATACTACGGCGTTCCCTATGAGATGGACGAGCGCGTTTTTGAGGAGGGTGTTGAGTTGTTTATGACTAAGATATCTAACGTCAAACCTAGAGCATACCAGGTGGATACTGTGTTCCATGCTCTACGTGAGTATAGAAAGACCATCCTGTCACCTACAGGGTCAGGTAAGTCACTGATGATCTATGCTATTGCTAGGTATCTGAAGTCGACGGGAAACAGAACTATTATCGTGGTGCCATCGAAGTCACTGGTAGAACAGATGACAAAAGACTTCGTAGACTACGGTTGGGATGAGGAGAATATACATAAAATCTATCAAGGTCACTCTCTAGACACCAAAGCACCCGTCACCATCACAACGTGGCAGTCTATCTATGGACTAGAGAAGAAATGGTTCAGGCAGTTTGACGCTGTGATTGGTGATGAGTGTCACAACTTTAAGGCCAAGTGTCTGACTACCATTATGAAAAAGATGCCAGATGCCAAGTGGAGATATGGTTTCACTGGCACACTGGATGGTAAGAATGTCAACAAGCTAATCCTTGAGGGACACTTTGGTCCTGTCTATAAGACTACGTCGTCAGCTGACCTGATGGAGAAGGGCTTCCTTGCCAAGTTGAAAGTAGAGATCATACAGCTGAAGCATACACCACACAAGTTTAACAACTACAACGAGGAGATAGAATATATTGGTGACATGTATCAGCGTAACAGATTTATTTGTAATCTAGCCAATGGCTTGGAAGGTAATGTGCTTGTTCTGTTTGCCAGAGTGGAGGGACATGGCATACCAATGTATGATATGATGAAGGGACTGACTCATAGACCCGTTCATATTATCTACGGTGACACAGAAGTGAAGGTCAGAGAGGACGTCCGGCGCATTGCTGAGGAGAGTAGTAATAATATTATCTTTGGTTCTTATGGTACGATGTCGACAGGTGTGAACATCAAGAACCTACACCACGTTATCTTTGCTTCACCTTCAAAGTCTCGCATCAGAGTGCTACAGAGTATAGGTAGAGGCCTACGTAAGGCCAAAGGTAAGAAACACGCTATGTTATATGATATTGCTGACGACTTTAGAGACAATGGTAGCAAGAACAACTTCACTCTCAACCACCTGGCAGAGAGAATACAATATTATGTTGATGAAAACTTCGAATATAGGGTGACAACCCTGCCACTAAATAAGGGTGCAGGAGTATTGGACTTATGATAGACACGTTTCACGCCACAATCAAACTGATTACAGGTGAGGAAGTTCTAGCTGAAGTGATGCCAACTCGTGAACATGGTGAAGAGTTCTTTGTACTATCAAACCCTATCACCATCGCTGAGAATTTATCCATTGACCAAGAGAAAGGCGTCGCCGTTTCTGGAATGATACCAAAGAAGTGGTTAAACTTTGCCAGTGATGACCTCACCATTCTCAATAGGCAACACGTCGTCTCTATGTCTGAGATGGATAAGTTCGGTATTGAGTTTTATAAGAAAGCTTTGGTTGCAGCTAAGGCAACCTCTCCCATCAAAAAGAAAGTAGAGACTAAAGATAACTCTGGTTTTATTGGTAAGATAGATTTGTTCCGAGATAAACTCGAAGGGACCTTTAACGACTCTCCAGACCTGCCTACTTAAGGTTCTTTAATGGATATGTTGTTGACACTACAAGTATAACAAGATTCGTTGGGCGTGTAAAGTCGACACCCCAACTCTTTTTTATTATAATACTACTAACAACAAGAAACTTATGGCTGGTACTACACGACGTAGAAAGAACAACTTCATTGACAACAAAGAATTCTATGCTGCCATGGTCAAGTTCAAGGAGAGCTGTGACCTAGCCAAGGAAAGAGGTGAGGATAGACCTATCATTCCTAGGTATATTGGTAAGTGCTTCCTAGATATCGCAGAGCACCTGTCAATGAGGCCTAACTTCTCTAACTATATGTACCGTCAGGACATGGTGATGGATGCTGTAGAGAACTGTGTAGTCTATTGTCATAGGTTTGATCCATCCATCTCTAAGAACCCCTTCTCATACTTCACACAAGTGTGTTGGTATGCATTCATCAGACGTATTGGTAAAGAGAAACGACAGATTGATATCTGTGATAAGATTATTTCTAAGTCAGGATTCGAGGAGTTCTTTACTGGTGATGGTGTAGGTAATAGCTCTGACTTTAACTCTATCAAAGACGCGGTCGACCAGCGAAGGCAGGGTAAATAAATAACTAAAAAGTATGGACCCGTTACAGCAATTATGGGACTTGTATGAGGAGGTTATGGAAAAGCCACCTCTCATGGACACAGACAGCCCAACTATGGGTGTCCCTGAAGATCCTGAGGAGGAGCCTCTTGAGCACCCAATCGTATCACAGAGACGCAAGGTAGACGGAGCTCGTGCGATGGGACTGCCCCCTGAGCAAGCTCACGAGAAAGCCTATGGTGAGGTAGACCTTGGTGACTCAGACTCTAAGGCTGAGATGGCAGCTACTCTGGGGAGGGTACAGAATGATGGTATGCGTAATGCTGTAAGGATTGATAAAGATTCGGAGACACCATCACTCCTAGCTAAGGATGAGATGCTGCAGCAACAGCAGCAGGTATCACCACTTGACTTTAAGACGGGTAAGGGACGTGAAGTTCCCAACGCTATCCAACCACAGGACCAGTCAGTAGAGGTCGGTGAGCAGGTTGAAATTGTTGACGTGTGGAATTATAATGATGATGTAGCTTACTTGCAAAAATATGGGCGAGCCTAAGGTTGCGCTGATTACTGATACTCATTTCGGCGTTCGCAAAGGGAGCCAGATATTCCATGATTACTTTGAAAAATTTTATTCAGAAGTATTTTTCCCTACTCTTGATGAGCATGGTGTTGACACTGTGGTTCACCTCGGAGATTGCTTTGATGTGCGGAAAGGAATCGACTACTGGTCTCTGGATTGGGCAAAGCGTGTATTTTTCGAACCCCTAAGAGAGAGGGGTATTAAGGTACATATTATCGTAGGTAACCATGACATTTTTTACAAACAAAGCTTATCTATCAACAGCCCTGGACTTAACCTTAGAGAGTTCGAGAATGTCACAGTACAAGACAGACCAGGAACTCAAGTATTCCATGAGGTTCCCGTTCTGCTCGTCCCCTGGCTGTGCGAAGGAAACGCAGAAGAGTTTGCTCGTGAACTGGACTCAACCAGTGCGTCCCTGGCTTGGGGTCATCTAGAACTGGCTGGATTTTATGCCAATAAAGATTATCAATGCCAGCATGGCACAGATGCGAAGATATTCAGCAGGTTCGATAGGGTTTTTTCTGGTCACTTTCATAAGAAATCAACCATAGGTAACGTAACTTATCTAGGTAATCCCTATCAGTTGTATTGGAATGACGAGGGTGATCCTAGAGGGTTCCATATCTTTGACATGAAGACATATGATCTGGAGTTCATCGAGAACCCATTCAATATGTTTGAGAAGATCTACCTCAATGAGAAGAGCAAGCTTATCAACCCCAACAAGTATGCTAATAAGTATATCAAAGTCATTGTAGAGAAATCAACACCACGCAAGGTCAGCAATCTTGTGGATAAATTGTATCAGGTGGGCATCAATGATCTTAAAGTCATTGAGAATCAAGACATGTATGTTGACGATGATGTCAACATTGAATCAGAGGATACACTTACAACGTTAACCAACTACGTTATGGCTATTGAGGATGATGTTAACAAGCAAAATATTATTGACATTTTTAAATCGCTTTACGTAGAAGCACAGGAGGTCTAATGTACATCCTTACAAAGGGTAAAGATAGTATTGAGTCAGGAGCATACGCTACTGTTGACAGAGAGGGTGAGACAATCATCCAGTTCTTTGTCAATGAGGATGACGCAGTCACCTATAAGACTCACCTTGAAGCCATTGGTCAATCACTTTATATTACAGAAACAGACCAAGACCATGTGGATAAACTATGCGCCGTGCTAGGTTACGCTTATAATATTGTAGAACCAGGGGAGATAGTCATCCCCAAGTATGAAACCTTTGTAGACTATCGTGATAGTATTCAAGAAACTAACATTTAAAAACTTTCTTTCCGTCGGTAACGCACCAGTTACAATCGATCTCAATGCCAGCAAGACTACACTAGTCTTTGGTACCAATGGATCAGGTAAGAGCAGCATCTTGGATGCTATTTGTTATGCTCTATTCAACAAACCATTTCGTAAGATTAATCTACCTCAGCTACTGAACTCCCAGAACAAAAAGGGACTGCTAGCTGAGGTAGAGTTCTCTATTGGCAAGACTGACTACGTGGTGGCACGTGGTATGAAGCCAAAGGTTTTCACTGTCATGCGTAACGGTGAGGAGATTGATGCTAAGGCAGCAGACAAGGACAACCAGGCACACCTGGAGCAGAACATTCTGAAGCTGACCTTCAAGAGCTTCTGTCAGGTTGTTATCCTTGGTAGTAGCAACTACATCCCCTTCATGCAGCTGACTGGACAGGCTCGTAGAGACTGCGTAGAGGACTTCCTAGACATCAAAGTGTTCTCTACTATGTCAGTCATCGCTAAGGAGCGTATGCGTGGCTTACGTGACCAGATTAATACACGTAAGGGTGACATCAGTAATCTAGAATATAAGATGGATCTACAGAAGGATCGCATCAAAGAGTTAGAGAGTCAGAGTAAGTCTGACCTTAAAGAGTTAGAGGATATCGTCACATCTAGACGTAAGAAAATAGATTCACTGACCAAGTCTATCGAGTCAGCACAGCTGAACGAGTCAGCTGTCATGGCTTTGGTGGACAACCTACAGGCTGGTAAACCCACCACTAAGTTGGCTGAGTTTAATAAGGTCATCATCAAGATGGAGAACAAGCTTGAGCGTCTACACAAAGACCTTAAGTTCTATAAGGATCATGACAATTGTCCTACCTGTGATCAGCACATCCCTATGGAGGTTAAGAAGGTACGCTCTAAGGCTACGGTAGATGAGAGTCAGAAGTATAAGGATGCTCTACAGTCAGCAGCTGAGGAGCTGGATAAGTATGAGTATCTCTGTCGCATATTGACACAACGACAGAAGCACATCGAGTCACTGCAGAAGTCTATCTTTAAATATCAGACAGAGGTCAACTCATTGCAGTCTGAGGTCAACACAGCAGAGGACAAGATCTTTAAGCTACAGGAGGAGAGTGGTTCTATTGATAGGGAGCAAGGCAAGCTGGATCTACTAACTGATGATCTTAGAGAAGAGAAGACTCGCTATGAGGAACTAATTGACAAAGCCAAAGATCATGAGCTTGTAGTGAATCTACTCAAAGACTCAGGCATCAAGACACAGATTGTCAAGAAGTATATTCCCGTCATGAATAACTGCATCCGTCGTAATCTACAAGAGCTAGAATTACCAGTGCACTTCATGTTGGACGAGGAGTTTAATGAGACTGTGTCATCACCTATGTACCAAGACTTCTCCTATGCTTCGTTCTCTGAGGGACAGAAGGCACGCATTGACCTGGCACTGATGCTAACATGGAGAGAAGTGGGTAAGATTAAGAACTCAGTATCCACAAATCTACTCATCCTAGATGAGGTATTCTCTGGCTCGCTGGATGAGGTCGGGAAGGACTGTCTTCTTAAGATACTGCGCTACAAACTAGACGACAACCAGAGGGTCATTGTAGTTGACCATACGCTGTCGTCTGAGTTTAAGGATAAGTTTGATAGAAATATTGAGGTTCAGAGAGTGAACGGGTTCAGTACCTACTCCTAACCACCAGCAAAAACATTCTTGCTTCCTGTAGCTACAACTGTACAGGATACAATGTAATCACCAATCCTACCTGCTCCTCTACCATTCACAAACACAGTCTTAGAACCAATAGCAATAGGCATGGAGTGTACTTTCTTACACTCACTACCCCATTTGTGAGGTGTATTCACGTCACCCATTCTTGACCAGGGAATTCCATTCACAAATACATTCTTGCTTCCCACCATTCTAATGGGAACTTGACAATCGTGGACGACATCAAGGTCGCCAATTCTAGTTGCCGGACGTGCCATCTGGGTACTCGTAAGTGTCCATAATATTAATGAGGTCTTCTAGTTCCTCTACAGTAGTATCTAGCGTCTCTTTAAGGATATCTTCAATAGTAACCGGTGTCACAGTGTTTATTAGGTTTTGGTATCCCTCATGAGTCTCTTGGTAGATAGGTACTTTGAATCTATCTGGTCTTATTAGTTCTCCACCAGCATCATATAGGTCTGGCTCATCCATGTCGTGTAGCTGGATATGATACTTACCATCTGTGTAGTATGACCTCTCCAGGTATGCCTGAATCTTTTCACCAACATCATCTGTGTTCTGTTGTACAGATTGTGTGATGGTTAGTGTATCTGTGGCAGTGATTTCTTCACCAATAGGGAATCCACCAATGAATGGATTATACTTGTAAGTGGTAGTCAAGACATATGTGATTGTCACACTTTCTCTGGGGTCAGGGACAAATGATGTCAGTGTGTCAATTAGATACTTGTCATCACCACTTGGCATAGTGGTTGGGTTTTCAATGATAGGTTGATTGATAGTTGCTGCCCTGGGCCAGTATGAGATATCAGACTGGTCAAACACCCTGGTGTACTCATACTCGGTACCATCAGTGATACCTGCAGATGTGTATTCACCAGAGTAAACTCTTGGTTCTGTGGCGAACAACTCTGTCCCTTCATTAGTACTAAAGACTTGGCGACTTGGTGATGTTTTTGCTAGAGTTTGTTCAACGACTTCCCATGCTGGATAGCTTCTTGTACAAACATAAACTTGCTCACCAGTATCTGGATCAAGGACAGGAGTGCCATCAATGTTTTGTGAGGGGTTACATGTCTCATTGTAATACCTGGCA